GTTTCCCAGTCACGATCTCGGGTTCCACGTCGATTATGTGATTTATCAGCCGTTCAATCGTTGGGGTTATCATTTCTTCCACCCGTCCATCGTCAAGATAAACACCACCAGCGCACCAATACCAGCAACGCCCAAAACTTTCAAGCTGAATATGCCAAAGTCTTGCACGTACTCTTTGACAAGCTCCTTAAAGCCTTCTTTCGCGCCCTGCCTCAGCTCGCGGCGGTACTCCTCAGGCGATAAGTCTGATAGTCTGCGCTGTTCGTCACTCATAAAGCCATTTCCTTTCTGGCAAGCCCCGCTCTTGTGGCGGGGAGGTGGGGGTCTATTAGATGCTTAGTCATTTGGCCACCCACCCAGTATTACCTGTGCCAGTTTCCTTGACATATAAAGTCGTACTTGTCCCACCAGAACGATTAGTATACATAGACCCCTGAGCGGCTGTTATTACGCCTTCGGGGGTGCCAACACCTGTCAACCATTTTATAGTTGTACCGCTGTTCAGGAACTCAATACTGCCACCATCTTGCAGCCGAACCTTGCCACCATATAGGTCAAAAATCCCATTGGTGGTGTTAAATCTATAAATCTCGGTGTCTGAACTGTTGCAAAGAGCAATAGCATCACCAGAGGACGCTACACGTAAGTGCAGATCGGCCACACCATTCTGGAAAAATCTCACTTTAGATCGGTTGGTGCCGTCCGAATCTACGCGCAATTCGCCGCCAGAGACAAGCTGCAAGCCTGTGTTTGCTGTTTTATAAACGTGGCCTTTTTTGCCATTACCTATAAAGTGACCGCCTGCGTTATTAAAGAAATCACACAAGGCTATAACTGATTTAGTGTTGGCGTCCATGCCAATACCGATTGCCCCAGCTTGTGCAGACTCAATAGAACCGCCAAGAAAAACTGCCGTTTCAAAATCAGCAAAATATATAGCTGTATTAAAGGCGCTTTCCCACTGCGTGCCTATAGACGTGAAGCCATTGCCATAACGCAAATAGCCGTTATAATTGCAATTGCTGACATAGCTATTGGATACAACACCGTTAGTCCATCCGCTTGTTGAGTTTGGGCCTACTGCGTCAAAACCCCTGTCAAAGTGGCTGACATAAACTTCATCAAACTTAATATCAAACCACCCCGCGTCAGCTACGTCTGTAAAACCGAAGCCTCGCTGCGTTCTTGTCGTATGCCCTCTTAATCTAATATCATAAAACTGTGACCGCCAAACGCCATCATCAATAGTAAGCGCGTCACACGCACCAGAGACGGCAGATAGGTCTACATAAAAACCTCCTATTTTATTGTTGATGCTGAATAAACCAGTAGTAACAAACCTAAATAGCGGTACTGCGGTAGTCGCGTTAAATCGGCAGATGCCACGCCCCGCTCCATTTATGTGCATCCCTTTTTCGTCACCACTTGGCAGAGTTATGGTAGTCGTGGCCGAGTATTCAAAGACGCCAGCGGGCAATATTAAATTGTAATTCAGGGAATTAACCACTGTAGCTGTGGCTGACATAACAGCATCAACGCTAGATGCCGCTAGGGTTGAGACAAGGCCAAACATAACAGGCGATATGTCTGTGTTTTCTAAATCAAGCTCAAATACGCCAACACCGACTGGAGCTGTCTCGCCAACTTTGTTTAAAAAATCAGTGTGAGCAGCGCCGCTTGCACCATTCCACGGCACAGTCGGGCTAATAATCGTCCCGCCGTTGTGGGTAGACTTTAATCCCGTAGCGTTATATCTAAACGTGCGCCCAGATTTTAGGCTGCCATCGCTGTAGTAATCTTTAACTGTGTATAGCTGGTTAGCTACAGGGACTATTGACTGCAACTCAGCCAGCGTGGCGACGGTTTGGAGGGCGTTCTGAATAGCCTCTGACACATTACCATTAGGCGAGTAATACACCTGCGACATAGACGAATTAAGTACTTTAATGGAGTAGTCGCCTTCGATTTTAATAGCCACTGGCGAGCCGTTATAGGTCGGTACACCGCCCGCGCCAGTGCGTACTGGCTGAGTTCCAACAACTTGGTTACCATCTTCCTGCACGAAGTAAATCGTCTTCTGATTGGCGAGAATTTCAGGGTCTAAATCAGGCTCACCAAAATAGAGATAGCCATTATATACCGGCCTCCCGCTGTCAAAGTTCGGCGCGTATGCGTAGGGGAAATTTACATTGTTTAGAGCCATTGTGTTACACCTTCTGATTTAGTTTGTGGTGCTGGTTTAGTTGCAATGCGGTATACTTGGGCTTTACTGCTGAATAAAGGATTTGCTATGGGCTTTATTATCTCCAGCATAGCTATTGCTCTGTCTCTTTTTGCGATTCAGAAGATTCATTCTGAGTGGCTGCCGTTAAAACAAGCTGGGCATTTAAAAGAGCTTGAGCGTAACCGCTTGAGTTCGGCTGAGCTGAACCAAGCTTTAGTAACGCGTTACGAACAGGAGCACTTTCGTACAGCCTTGCTAATCCTCCTAGTGTCCCTGCTACCCCTGCTGTCGCTGCTGGGTTAGCCACCACACTGGCGCCAGTTAAAAGCGGTATTAGAGCCTGTCCAGTTGGCGTTGTAACGCCAGCTTCTTGCGCCCTATACGTAGCCTCAAGCACTCTTTGCAAGCCCTTTAACTGACCTTTCTCGGAGCCCTTAAAGAACGTATCAATTTGACTCCCGTGCTTTCTAAGCTCTGAGGCGAAAGCGTTAGGCGTTAGTCCGCCACGGCGCTTAGATACGTCTTCAACCACCTTAGATATAATCGCAGCCCTTGCATTTGCGCGGCCCTGATTGGTTAGTGATTGGTACAACAGCTTTTGCTCTGATGGCTTTTGGCTAAAGAGCATGGTCTTCACTGATTCCGGCGTAACATCTCCTTTGTCTAGCACGTTTTTAAGCTTCGTCTTGGTGAGCTTTGCGGCCTCGCTAGCGTATACCGTATTTGCCCGCTTCCATTGGCCAAATTCTTGAGGAGTAAGATTAGATTTGGCGAACGACTCCATATCTTTGGTTAAGCCTTCGCCAACTTTGGTAAGCAGCGATTTAGCGCGGCTGGTCATTTGGCTTCTATCCGCCTTGTCTGTTGAGTCTACAATTTCCCGAAACGCTGTCCGGTTTTCTTTCAAGGATGTGAAAGTTTGCGGCTCGCCTAGCGCGTCAACCAGTGTCTGCAAGTCTTCTAGCGCGCCGCTTGACTTGATAACGCCTGGCTGCGAAAGCACATCCCTCGCCTCGGTAATCGCCTGCCTAGCATTAGACAAAGGCACTTCGCCAATAGGGTCTAGCGTATTGCCGACTCGCTCCAGGGTTGACCCTGCCGCCTTGCGAATGGTGTCCTTTTTGTCGTTCAGGCTTTTAATGATGGCGTCATAACTGTACTCGCCGTATTTATCAGCAATATTCTCTACCGCACGCTGCCGCAATCCTTGCTGAGCTTCGCGAACGGGGCCAGTTCCCACTAGCGGTATTTTTTCAGCGCTCTGCTGTATAGACTTACCCACAAATGTTTCCGGCTGGATAACGTCGCTAGTCATCAATGGGACGCCTGCCTGTTCAGCCTCTCTGATAAGCGCGGCTGGTTGAGCTGGGACATCGCCAGCTAGTGACTTTGCCGATCTAGCTGCACCCCTTGCCGCCGCAGCGCCTAAAAGCTCGCCCGCCAATGTTGGTAGCGTCTCGCCTATTGCCCCACCCACTGGGCCTAGGGCTTCATAACCAAACTCGCCAGCGGTTTTCTCTGCCGACTCAAGCGCACTGGTTAGCGGGCTTAATGTTTCCGCAATACTTCTTAGCGCCTGTTCTCCCTCTGGCGTTTTAGGCTGGTAGGTTAGCGCCTCGCGAACTCTGCGAACGATATCGCCAGCCTCTGACCCCTTAAACGGAATAGATGCAATCCCTGCAACACCAGCTATAGGCTCTGCTAGCGCACCGCTAAGCATTGTACCTGCCGCCTCAGCAACCCCAAGAGGGCTAGTGCCTTGCGATACTGGGGCGACTGGCGCAACCCCTTTGCTTGCCAGATATGCGTCAGGATCAAAGCCAGTAGATTGCTTTTTGCTTGCTAGGTACGCATCTGGATCAAAAGCCATTATTGACCGCCTTGTAATCTAAGAATTTCAGCAGACCTTGGGTCATTAAGGTTTGCCTTGGCCCATTGCACCGCTTCTGAATCTGCTGTTGGTTCAGCTATCGGCGCCACCTCTTGAGCAAGCTTTGCGCGTACAATGGCGTCAATATTTTTGAGCTTTGCCGCCCTGGCTTCCGGCAGGTCTTTGCGTGTTGGTAGCATACCCATTAAAAGCTCTTGGTCTTTGTCTGTGAATACACCTTCACCAGCAGACCTAAACATCTGCTTTAACACTGGCCCCATTGCTGCAACAGCGCCATCTGCTATCTGGGCGTCTGCTGTCATCGCTGGCATTAAGCCTACTATCGGCCCAGTATAAGCGTTAGTCATTGCGCTAGCGAGCGCGCCCATGCCAGTATTGTAAACATCAAGCGCCTTGGTGTTACTGCGATTCTCTTTGTCTATGCCCGCTTTAGCTGTGGACACTGCTACAGCGTCAGCTACTGCCGATTTTACCGCTGGGGCAAGCTTGTACTGTGCTGCAAGTTTGGCAGACTCTTTGGCCCCAGATTTTGCGCCCTCAATAATAGCTTCGCTGCTCGCGACTTGCCCCGCCACTCCTGTTAACGCAATAGTTTGCGCGGCTGAGCCTGTGGCGCGAGGGTCAAGGCCAAGCTTAATATTTTTAGCTAGGCGCTGCTGCTCAGGTGGCAGGCCATCAATAAGACGGTTGAATTGCGCCTCTTCTGTGCCCACGTCCCCGCCTGCTGCCCCCGTCGCCTTCTTCCACGCCGTATAACCTTGAGGATCGCGGATAGCAAGCAATTGCTCAGCACCAGCCATAAACCCTTGCGGGTCGGCGCGAAACTCTTCAAGCGCCGCAATAGAGTCGCTAGGGTCGCCGCCTTGATCAGTGACAAGCTTAATGCGCTCTACCAATACCTGCTCTGGGTTTTCCCCAGACAGCACACGTTTAGCAGAGTCTACTAAATTTTGCTCGGTCATTTGATTGGCGAACTGAACGCCAGCAGCGGCCCGTGATCCAATTTCAGGATTGGCAATCATAAACTGTGAAATTTCTTCAGGATTTCCGCGAGAGAAGACGGCCTGCGCTTCTTGCGTTTTGGCCTGCGCCTCTTTCTCTTGGCGGCGCTCATTCAAAACAGACCCAAGACCCTGCAAACCTTTTGCAATGTTTCCATACTGACCGCCTAGCGGCTCGATATAAAACGGGTTAGCCGCCATAATTAAGCTCCAATTGCTGCATAGTTTACGACCATGTAACCGTCTCGTGTCGATACGTGTTCTGGATGGGTCGCTAGCACTTCATGAGCCATAACGCCTTCGCTGTCACCCTTTAACCCCAGCGCCTCTGCTGCCTTGTTCCACGTCCACGAATACCATTTATGCCCGCTGCGCTCGCCTTGGGCTTGCACGTTCGTTTTTAGGCGAGGGTCGGAGAATGCCAACCCAGCGGCACCAAGCCCTGCGGTCAACAATCCGCCCAATCCAGCTTGTTGAGCCTGTGCACCTGCGACTTGACCTTGCGCGAGAGTTTGAGCCGACCCCATAACACCTTGACCTAAAGTTTGGCCAACCCCGCTAATACCGCTGGCAATTTGAGAGGCGTTAGAAGGCAGCGAGGCCAGCCCTTGAAGACCGGAAAGAGACTGCATTAAGGCTTGGTTTTCTAAGTCGCCAGAGTAGCGAGCTAGTGCGTCCTGCGTATTGCCAGAGCGCAGCCCACCTGTCATAGCTTGGTTGCGTAGAATAGCATCCTCACCAGCGGCGCGCTGACTTGTAATGGCGCCATACATAGGGCTTGATCTAAGGCTAGCTAGCGCTTGATCCCCGCTGACATCGCCAATGCCGTACAGTCCGCCAATCTGACCTAGCGCGGACTCTCGGAACTGCTGAGGCAAAGCTTCGCGCTCTTTGAGATAGTCAAGCGCTGCCATTTGCGCATCGGCCTGAATCTGTGCGCCAGCCTCAATACCTTCCGCTTGGCCTGCTGCGGCTCGATTTGACGCCTTAGCCGCCTTTGATCCCGTCAGTGTACGTACAAAACCGCCCATTATCTTAACCTCTTGTAAACTTCCAGACCGTCAGAGCTAAACCAATACACAAACCCGCAACATTTAACTAATCTACGCACAGACGGCCTAGCAATTTGCGCTGTAATCATTTTACACCAATCGAATAGCCAAAACACGTACAAACACCACTCTTCGATAGCTTTTTTCAATAATCGTAGCCCTGCTTTGTCAGATGCAATGTGACAACTGGCAGCATCGCCCCGTCTTGCTACGGAAAACAACACCTTGCAATCGTCGCGGCACCACCTGAAAACGAGGTGGTTATCGTTGACGGGTAGACCGATTAGGTCGCCGTGGTAGGGTGTGAACTTAGCTCGCATCCGCATAAGTAATTTTAACCGTAATGGCTAGACTAAAATCTGCCGTTTTAGTAAGAGATTGCCCATCTATCCCGCCGACAAGTGTAGTGCTAGACGTGGTTACGTTAGCCGCTGTATCGTCATGCAGGGCAATACGACGGATTACAAAGTTGCCTTGCCCTGTCGGTATGGTGCTTAGGTGCGTAATTGTCTGCCCTGACTCGGTCGGAGTAGCGTCAAACGCTTGATCAAATTCGTTAGTAATAGCGCCGCCTGAGTTTAATGCGGTATGACCGGCAGCAAACGCCACGGTGCCATCGTCGATAGACAGAGTTTGTATGTGCCTGGCTACATTGTAATTAGTTGACTGGCTGGCTTGCTGGCCTATACGTAACAGGCCACGGTTTACGATCTTAGCGGCCATTAGCGGCACTCCTTTTCGTGGTCAATGATAACTTGCTCTGATTTACTGTAAGCGCCGCAATAGTCGCAGCACCATACTATTTCGGTCGGGTTAGTCTTTGTGTCCAGCACTAAAAATATTCTCTTTTCGTCGTCGCGCTCAATAATCTGATTACCTAACGATTCAAGCTTGGATTGTGCGTCATCCATGCTTATGTCGCTTTCCAGCCGCATGACGGCAGACGATTCTATTACCACATCCATGTTTGTGCGTTTTTGTATATTCATAGCGTTACGTTTAGCTCCATGTATGGCCGGTTGCCGGTAGTGGCGTTCTCCTTTGAAGCTACAGTAATTGTGCCTAAGCCAAGCAATGCGGTGCCAGGGAGCCGTATCCACAACCATCGACCTCTAGCGCTTGCTAGTGTAGTGGCGTTGAGCGTCAATGTCTGCTCAGCTAGCGTGGTGGTTAGCGCACTGGCGATTGTTTCAGTGTTTGTGCCTGTGATTGGCTCGTCACCCGTCCACGTCGCCGTGTCTTCTTCAAACGGCTTAGCTACAGACGTATGTATTGCAAAGTTCCCATCCTCGCCAAGCGCTGTAGATGTTTGCGCCCATACATGAATTGCTGCGCTATTGATTGTACCAGTTAGCGGCACCCACGTCAGATCCCATGCAAGATAGGCGACCTGTGCATTACTGCCTACTGCTGCGGATGTTTTAGCTAATAAATTGACAGCCCCGCCGAATGATGTTCCTGCGCTTGCCTGATCTAAATACGTGTCTTCTGAGCTGATAAGCCGGTCAATGCCTAGCGTTGTTTGCTGGCTAACCCCAACAATACCACCACCATCAACTGCGAGCGACGGCATTGTGATGCTGCCATTGGCGATAGTGTTACCCGTGACCGCAAGCGCAGGCATAGTTATCGCCCCGCTCACGCCTGTATCACCTATAAGCCCTAGTGAGTCGAGATCCAATGCGGCACTGGCGTTAAATGTCGATTCATCATCACCGGCACTTTGGCCAAAAGACGGGCCAATGTTTATAGTCCCTCCTGGGCTTGGTCCTCCACCGCCGCCACCGCCGACCTTGCGAATAGCTGTGCTTATGCGTCTGCGCGTTACCATTAAGTCACCGTCACTCTGCAAGTTTCGCCGCTTGGCCCTTGGGCGCGAACTGTGATATATGGCGCTGGTGGTACGCGATAGAATACGCCTTCGTCACCGATTACGCATTTCTTTATCACAGACCAATGGCCTGTGCCTGGCCATGTAGCGTCAACGCCAGAGGCATAAATAAGCACCTGTATATCTCTATTACCATTGCACGCCAATGTTTTCCAGTCGACACTGGCCATAGGCGCTATGCACTCGATGGTGTCGTTATCGGCTGGCATGGCTACTGACCCAGAATCAGCCATCATTACACCCTCCCTGCGTAAATCCATCTTACGATTTGCGATCCTGACCCAGATATAGCGTAAAACAATGGCGTCGAGTCCACTTCAAATGTAATGAAGTCGCCAGCTTGCAGCGCGCCGGGCGCATTACCACTTGTTACGGAGGCATTAAATCCAAAATAAACAACCTTGGTATTGTCTGGATCGGCTTGAATTGTTATGGTTCTAGTGCCTGCTGGTGGCGCGCTAGCTATTTGAGTAGCTGAGCCACTGCCGACGCTTGTGGCATTGCCAGATAGCGCATTTAGAGATTCTATCGGAGTCTCTGCTTCATGCTCATAGATAGACACGCGCTTGCCACCTTGCGGGCCTCGCGTGATATTGCCGTAATCTCCTGAATCGTTTATTGCAAACTCAATATTGCGCCCTAATGCCGCGCTTTGCGTCGGGTCAATGTCGTTTTCTATGCTTGTCGTGGTCGGCTCAGTGACGCCGTTTTTAAGCTCCAATGACAGGAAAAAACTGCCCTGCGGAATACCACCGTTAGTATAGGTTATGCGGAATCCGTCCAATGATGGCGCGAACCTTTTCACTAAAAACCCAGAGCTTACCGCGTCGGCACCGAAAGTGAATTTAGGGCCAGGGTAATACACCGGCACAGCCGCCCCAGCGTCGGGAGTGAACTCGACAACGATACCGTCTTGCAGGCTCACTTGGTCAGTCGCAATATACAGTTCTATCGCTTTCCATCCGTCAGTGTCAAACGGGCCTATAGTTGTAGACCCAGACGCAATTAACGGGGTGGTTACATGGGCGACATTGCCATCCGCTGGACGGTTGACATAATCGCCGTCGGGCTGCTGCTCTTTCGCGACGGCCTGAACTAGCGCCGCCTGTGAGAAATCTGTAGGACTTACTGACAACGGGAAAACTGACAGCTTATCAGAGCTGCCATAGGAGGCCTTGATAGCGGCATAACAGCCGCTAACCGGCGAGCCTGTGTTGTTCTGCCACCGGATGCGCAAGTAGCGTTGACGCACAATAACGTTGAATAGCTGGAACGTAGTATTAATTACAGTGCTTGATGTGACAGTAAACTCAGATAGCGCCGCGTCGTTCGCTGTTTCAATAACTTGAGTCAGCCCAGCAGCACCCGCGCCAAATTCGCCCTGCCACTTGTCCACTGACTCCATATCTAAGATGGGGCTAACAATCTCAGCGCCGTCGGCAAGTGTGGCCTCGTATTGGCTGAACAGGTAATCGGAGGCAACATTAGCCGCCACCGTACCGCCAACCGTTACAGGCACAGGCGATGCCCTTAACTCCGCATCAGTCAGTGCGTCTGTCTGCGTGTTGGCGACATACTGCGCCTCAGTAAGCCAGTCACCCGTTACCGGCAATTCATCCGTGGGCGATACCGGCACGACAGCAACGCCGTTGTCAAAATAAACCTGATGAACTAACTTACTAACTGGCATGATTAAGGCTCATAAACGTAATCCTCATAGACGCCACTTGTACGGCGTGTCCGTATGGTTGATAGTATATCAGGATTCGCCTCTATCGGCAGCGTTGGGGGGTCGTCGTCCGTCTCAACCATAAAGAACTGGGTATCCACTATCGCGTTTTGCAGCTCATTAATTGCCGTGGCAAAGTCGATAAGGTCGCTGAGGATGTTCAAATAGTCCTCAACCATCGAATCAGGCCAGCCGGTGAGGTCTTTAATCTCAGCCGCTGACAGTATCAGCCGTAGCTCTGTGGCGCTTACCGGCGTAAACTCAGCCATAGGTAACCACTCCCTTGCTAAACGCCATGCGTGAACGTGACGCGCCTCTTAATTTAAATCCCACCCAGTTTGATACATTACCAAGGCGCCGCACCACGTACCGCTCGCCGTACTGCGCAGGCTCTCCATACAGCTCCGTCCATTCGCGCCCGTAGGTGATGCCGTTGTACGTCATCGACATAAACACGGTAGCGTCTTGATAGGTGGTAAAGCCAGGTATTCCCTGGACCTCTATCTCGTCAATACTGGCTTGCTCAAGATAGATAAAAGGCGTATATAGCAACCACTCAACAATGTCGCCGTACTGTGTTGATAGCTCGCTATTAATGCCACCTATGCGGCTGTCGCGCTTGTCGCCAAATATCCAGCGGTTAGCTGTAGCGTCGAATACACCGTTGCGAGCGCGCCAAGTGCCTGAGCCGTTAACGTCTGACTGTAGTATTGTCCAAGCGTTATCAATGCCAACCGCCGCCGCAATAGTTTGGTTAAACATTAGCGTGTCGTTTGGCAGGTTAATAATCACGAAGGTATAGCCGTCATGCTCATACGATTCAATGTTTGAGTCGCTAAGTTCCGCTTCTGAATACTGCGCTATGATCTTGTCCACCTCCCGTGTGCCAAGCTTCTGCGCGCCACCAACACCAATCATGTGCAGCGATACAGCGTCTTCTTTGCGGCCACCAAGGATGTACATCTTCCCGCCGACTTCCGCCTTGCAGTGAGTGCCAACAATGCCGATTTTCATTGAGCGAGACGGCACCCGCTGAAATGCAAAGTTATCCGTGGCCACGTTAATGAAATACTCAATAGAGTACCGACCGAACACCATAACCTTGTTATCGTCGGTCTTAGATACGCCGTAGGTGTAGTCGGGGATAAACTCCGCCGTTGCAAACTTTAGCGGGTCTATACTTGATTCGTCGGTAATGTCGGTGTGATAAATGAACTCGCCATCAGTGAAAAAGTAATAGTTATCGACCCATACAACGTCAATAGGGCTGCCCACGTCTGAATCAGTGACCTCCCTAAAACCTGTAGTGGCATCGTAAAGGTAGTATTTGCCACCCGCCACCACTGCTTGCGTGTTGAATGAGCTAGCAAACGATACTTGCTCAGTGCCGTCAACAGCGCCAAGCTGTGTAACTGTGGAGCCGTCAACCTTGATTAGCTGGTCGCCCGACACTCTAAAGTGTGTGTCTTGCTTGTCATTCCAGTACCCGCCACGGTCGACACCAACACCCGTAGCAGTCTGTTCAAGGCCAGGCATTTGTAGCATATATCCCTCAACCCCAAGAATGGGGCGAGATACGGCATACATGTTCTGGGGAAGTGCGTCGCGGTAGTCTGTTTCGCTACCGACCTTATCGCCCTTAATAAAGGTCAATACTGATTCGGGCATTATGCGGCCCCTGTGGGTGATACCTGAATGAATCTGCGGCGAGTTTCCACCCGTCCGGCGTCAGTTGTTGCAACGATGGTGATTTGGTACACCGTGTTACTGAGGTTTTCGGAAGCCGTACCCGCTTGAATGCGGTAGCTAATATCGGGGCTTACTAGTGAGTCACTAACAACAGTTAAGCCGCTATCGACCACAATAGAGTAACTAGCGATAACCTCGCCATCGTTTAGGTATGAGTCGTAATGCTCAACGTAGTCGCGCACATCGCCAACAAACATTGAATCTGACGTGCTAGCGTTGGGAGGATTGCCGCCTGTACGGTAGAACCTAGCCCACCGTGAATACTGGTAGCTGTTACCTGAGCCGATAGGCTGGCGTGACGGGTAGTCAACATGGCGCATACGCTGAGCAGCTAACCGGCCAATCATATTGGACAAGCTTTGTGACGCCCCTAGCTCTAGCGCGGGAGGTATCTGCTTATTAAAGTCTGGGATTAACCGAACGGCCAAATTAGTCTCAAACGCGTTGCGATAACCGCGAATCAATCCGCTAGGACTGTTCGGATCTGGCTCGTCTTCAAAGAAATAACCAGCGTCATCACTGGTCGTGCCCCACTCAGCCGCCATATTCTCAAGGCGACACAATGCCAGTTCCAAGTCTTCCGGAGTAGGCGAGCGGGTAATGCCTGATATGCGTAGCTGAGAGTACGCACCCACAATAATATCTATCTTGTAGGTAATGCCGCCAGTTGCTGCCACGCTATATAGGCTAGTGTTAGTCATTCGCTTCTTCCAATTCGGCCATTAATGTTGCAAAGGCTTTCTTGTGGTGGGGCTTCTTGCCGAACTTCTCTTCGTACAATTCGCGGGCCGCTTCAAGCTCTGCGTAAGACTCTGACTCAACAGGTGCAGCAACCGGCGTTAATTCTGTGGTGTAACCGTTTTGAATGTGTGCATAAACGCGTAGCGGGTCAACCCTATGCTCTACGCCGTCTTTATATAATATTGTAGTCATGCAAACCTCTAAGGAATAAGGGGGCCGAAGCCCCCTAAGATTAGAACGTTACTGCAACACCTGCGCGGCTTGGGTCACGTACTGTGATACCGTACCAAGTGAATAAACGGTAGCGGAAATTCATAGTCGCGATGTTGCCATCGTAAACCATGTACATCTCTTGGCCGTTCTTCATAGTGCTAGACAGAACTTTCATGCCGTTGAACTCTTTGAACAAGTTCGCGGGAATGGTGCCGCCGATAACCTCGATTGCGTCTTTATCCCAGAACAGGTTGGTTTTGTTAGACGCGTCAATGTTCACACGGTCAACAGTCGCTAAGTTCAAGATCAAGGTGTCAACGTTGGCATAGGCCAGTTCTGAGGCAGACAGCGAGCCGTCATCCAAAGCGATAGGCTTAGGATAAACAGTAATGCTAGTGCCGTCGGGCTTAGCAACGATGGTGAAAGTCATAGCCTGACCTGAATCAGTCTTGTCATCCACACCCAAAGCTTTAACGGTAGTGCCGCCATTGCTGAAGGTTACCTTGTCGCCAATGTTGTACGAAGCAGATGCCGCAACAGGGATGGTTGCAGTACGGTAGTCAACGTTGGTTACAACGCCGGTTGCCGATACTGAGCCGCCCTCTGGTGCAAACGACTGGTTGCCAGTTACGGTAGTAGCTGGGTTTGCGCCGCCTGCTAGACTAGGCAAGAATGAGCCAGTAAAAACGTCGAATTCAGCAACGTTGTTACCGATCTGGCCGCTCTTCCAGGTGTCTTCTGGGCGACCCTGCACGGTCTGACGGCCTGCTAAGTCACTAGAGAAGGTCAGCGTGTCGCGGTCATTCAACAGCAAGTAGCGGTCTGTTTTCTTGCCTTGACGCTCATTCATGATCGCTTGGCAGTTGGCCGCAAAGGTGTAACCGCTTGTCGCGTTAGAGCGCAAGAACATAGAACCCTGCTGAGCAATCGCGTTGGCGATGTTCTTGTTCAGGGTAGATGCCTGCTTACGGCCTGATGCAATACCGCGCTTCATCCAGAATTGCGTATCGCGTAAGTCATCAGCACGCTGCTCAACCAAATCGTTTTCTGGCGTGCCAAGCACAGACGGGTAAGTCTGCTCGATAGGCGTGCCAGCGGTTGCTGCTGACAAATCCCAGCCGCTAATGGTTGGGGCTTGTTGCTCGACTGAACGCCACACGAAGTTGCCAGCGTTCTGCATCATGCCCGCGTCGGGCTTGACGAAATCGACTTTATCCAAGAGCATATCTTGGGTTTCGTATGTCTCTAGAGCATTCTCAAAGAGAACCTCTACAATCTTACCTGTAGTCGCCATAATTAAATTACCTGTGGTTTACCATTCTGAAACATCAATACCGTTCCGCTTGGCTTCGCGACGGAGGTCAAAACGCTTCTGCATATCGGTAGTAGACTGATACTGCTTTTTAAGCTTGCTGCCGCCTGTGCTAACTGCGTCGCCACCTTCAGCGCGTGCTGCGGGTTTCGGTGCCTTGGTTACTTTTTTCTGCGGCGAAGCTACACGCCCTTTCAACTCTCCCAAGTAAGTCGCCGCTTCAATGCCTGAAGGGTCTGTGGCTAACTTGCCCTTGAAAATATCAAGTTCGCGAGTGTTGCGGCCAAGGTAGTACATCACCTTTTCCGAACCATCGCCAAGGCGGGAAATAAACGCGTCTGTGATATCGTCGCCTTTGTCGGGGAAGGCTGAGTCAATCGCCTGCCTTACCGCCAAGTCTGCGCGCTGATACACTTCTGCGCTGATACCCGTCTCTTTCGCTAACTTCGCCGCTCTTTCGTAGTGGCCGTCAACCGCGCTAGCTTGGGCCTGTTGAGCCTTTGCCTGTCGGTCTGATACTTGGCTAGTGCTTTGTACCGCTTGCACTTGTCCTTGTATCCACGCTTGCATAGCCTTTGCGTATTGTGCTTCGTCGTAGTCCACAGATTCCAGCGTAGGCATAATCGCCGTTTGCGGCTTAGCCGCTGCTGTACTGCCACCATTCTTTAAAGCTTCAATCTCCGCTTTAAGCTGTGCTAACTCGTCGTTATGCTGCCGTTCTAGCTTGGCTCTTAGCTTGCGTTTTGCCGCTGCTATATCACCATCACCGAACTTCGCATCACCACTACTATCGGATGCCTGTTCATCCTCTTCAATCTGCCAAGGTTCTGCTTCTGGTTCGTCGGCCTCTTCACCGTCTGATTCCGCAATCTCTGGTGATTCTTCCGCTTCCTCTTCTGCCGCCTCGTCTTCCGCTTCTTCTAGCTCCGGTTCGGTAGCCTTTGCCGCCTCTGCTTCTTCCGCTGCGTTTTCTGCCTTCAGCTCTTCCAGGGTTTTAGCCATCTGTTTTGTAACCTCGTCGATGTAGAACGATAAACCTTACAAGTCAGTGTAAGTGCTGTTGCGTTTAACCTGTTCGCCTCAGTAGTCCGTAGTATAGCTTAAAACTATCGGAATAAAAATACTTGTTAAAATTGGCTATTAACACTCGCCCGCAATTGGTTCGCCTTGCCTTGCTGAATCTTAATAGCCGCGTCCACCTGAGTGTTAAACGTATTGGCGGCGCGGTTATCTATCTCAGCTTGGGCCTTAGCAGCGTTAATTTGGGCTGTCATGCGCCCAGTCTCAGCCTCAAAGCCTTTGATTTGCGTGTTAGACACATCATTCTGCGCATCAACCGCATCTTTCTGCATTTGCCGCTGCTCGCGAGCTAGTGCCGCCTGACCTTTCATTAGTTCTGCCTGTCCAATAAGCATTTCAGCGCTTGGCTCTTGGGCTTGCTGCTGCGCCTGCTCTAGCATTGCTTTGTCTTCGTCAGACTCCGGCTCTTTGTACCCCTGTATAATCAGTTGCTTACGGGCATACTTGCGCACTGCGTCCATGTTCACGCCGTCCACGTCTTCCAATAAGGTAAGGCGCATAATGTTTTTAAGCGGGTCGCCGTCTGGAATCGTTTCCATAATTTCAAGCAACCGTTCACGCGTCTGCTCTTTCTGGCTGGCGTATGACTGACCTATCTCTGCGTAAACGTCAAATTCCATATTGGTGAGGTCGTTAAGCACAACCGGCTCGCCCGTCTCAGCGTCAACAGTAAGGCGCATCATCTGTACGGTTTTGCGCGTACCGTCAGGCATCTCGATGTTCATGGTCTTAGGCGCGTCATGTACCACTGTTGCCATGCTTGCGTAAATCTCGGCGTCACGGCGCTTGGCAAACTTAAAGTTATGCTGATAGATATAGCTCTGCTTATCCATCTGGTTTTGCAGGGCGATAACAGCTTTACCACTGAGGTCTGGGTCTGCGATGTTCTGGGGCAGCCCTGGGTTTGCTACGTCCTCAACGGCTTGACGGGTTAGCTCAATGCCAACCATGAGCGCATTAGGGATAGTGACCTCTGGCATCTGAGCAACAGGGCCGATAGGTAGCGCCTCGCCGTTCTTAGTGGTGCGGTTCTGTAGAGCATACGGGTAGTTATTATCCGCGCCACTCTCGTCATACATGAACTCAAACCCAGATAGCTGTTCTGGGAGGAATATCGGTTTAGGCCGTGGCGAACGGCTTACAATGTCGGCAAGGTAGGACATTTGGAAGTTGCGCAGGCGCTGCGGGTCTTTAGCAAGCCTTACAATGCCCTCGTAATGCTCCGCGCCATCAACGATAGCGCGCTCACCGTAACAAGGAACAACGGGTATAAACTCGCCCGCAATAACCTCGCCATCTTCGCCGTTCAGTATCTCCTTGCCATCAGCGATATACTTCCGCACTTCCCAGCGCTGAATCTCTTTCTCTGACTCTACCGTGTAGCCGCTGTCGATAAGGTCGTCCATTACCTCTTCGAGCGAGGACTCACGCAACATCAGCGTCTCACCGAACGGGTCAGTAAGGGTTAGCACCTTGTCACGTACCTTTTTACGCACGTAAATGGTAGCCACGTAGACCACATCATTAGTCTGTCGCCAAACCAATGCGCCGGAGTCTTCAGGGTTTGCGAAGCTGGTCGGGTTGCAGTCGTCTTCGTCGTATTCGTCGGTATCGTTAATCTCTGCAAGCAGCGCCTTATAACCATCTTTGGAATAGGCGCGAAGAATGGTGCAGCGCTTAGCGTCTGACTTATCTAGCTGCTTAGCGTTAGCGTCCCAAAATACGCAGTTGTTGGCCTCTGGGATAAATGACCGGCGAATGACTTGGTTTAGGTCGCCTATCTGGTTGGTTGCGTACTTGGTGTACAGCTCCCATGCGCCAACGCCACAAACTACAGCGTCTTGGGTTGCGTAGTCATAAGCGTACTGACTACCAAGCAAACGGTCGTCAGCCCTGTATAGGCCATCCATTAACTCAGCGTCGTCGGTGCGGGCATCGTCTCGCGGCTTGAAGTCGGGCTGAACCGGATTGGCTCGCAAATCGCCCATGATCTGACGGCCTGCCTTTCGCAGAATATCGAACTGGCCCCGATACTGTAGCGGTATATCCGCAACTAGCTGGTCATCCCACTGCGTGACCCAATAGAAGAAAAGGTCATCAGCCGCCTTTTCTCTTGAATCTTGGTTGGCCGTGAAGTCTCGGTCAAAAAACTTCTGTAATTTTTTTACTTCCATTGCTTAGCGTCTCCCAATTGGGCGCAGTGGTCTAGGGATTACGGTATTCGTTGACTTTCCAATATCCCCTATGTTAACAGAATATCTCCGCATCATATAGGCATAACGAACGGCATCTAGCAAATCGTCCCTAGTCTTGACGATTCTGCCCTTTTCGTTGCGGTGATACTGGCGCACCTCATCCATTAATTCAGGCTGTCCTTTGAATATCTTGAACTTACCCTTGGACATCATATCGCGGATTTCGTATATGCCTTGCTCGACTGAGTTGCCGCCACCAGTAGAGCCACCCTTACCGTCTGGAATGGTGGGCCATGAGGCCATTGACGGCAACATACTGAAGCCAGCCATAGCATAGTGCTGCTTCTGCTGAGTGGCATCGTCGCGGCCTTTCTCGTGCTGTAGGCCATCATGCGGCCATGCCACAGGGGTTTGCCCTACCCACGACTTAACAGCGCCCCACGCCTCGTTTGCTGAGACTCTGGACGCCTTCCAAGAATTAGTAATGTATATAGCATCGTTATCGCGGTCATAAGCCAGTCTGATAAACGACTGAGGATGGTCATAACCAAAGTCCATACCACAAATAACACCCCAGTGATTGGGGATAGGGAACGGGTCGCACTCAATAAACTCGTCGCCTATATCGTAGATGCGGCCATGCCCCAGCATTGGTACGCCTTTAGTCCGCATGTCGCGCTGGTGTGCTGGAAAGGACTCTAACAGCTTCTCTTTGACTAGCTCGTCTAGATGCGGCGCATCATCCCATCCTTTCTGCATGAAGTGCTGGCTTTGCCCTGGCTCATCCATGAACTTAATAACCAAATCGGTGCGGCCATTCTCAGGCGTGAACGTCAGTATGCCTCGCCCACCTTTGCCGCCGTCGCCTGTAGCTGTACGTGTTAACACCTGCGGGTATATAGCTGCGTCCTTGGGTTCTTCGTCGATGTGATACCAGTCTACAGAGTCGCCCATTAATGCGTGCTGGCCCTGAGAGTATGACCAAAATTGGCACGTCGAGACTTGGCCGCTCTTATGCTTGACTCTAACCTCTCGCATCGCTTTAGGCGTTCCGCTCATAGCCTTCCAGTCAACAATACGGTCAGGCGGTATTAGCCCATCAACCCACTCGTCACCCTGCCTATGACCAAAGATAGCCGATTGCAACAGGTCGCGGGTCTTCTCGCCAGAATACCCAAGGCACCAGATAAGCGGGGCATTTTCAAAACGATACCCTTCCCAGTCGTCGGGATAGTCGCCAAGCAGGTGTATAGCGTCGATGTACGTGCCAGTGTAGGTCTTGCCTATCCTGTTAGCAGCACAAAGACAAACAGCCTCATAAGAGGCCGTTTTAGCGTTGAACTCCTTTTGCCACGGGTATAAGTGGTCGTGCAGAGTTTTATATCTGTTCTGCTTTATCCGCTTCGCCTTTTCCTGAAGCAGTTGTAGCAGCTTTATCTTATCCGCCCGCGTCGTCATTCTTCATCTTTGCAATCATCGCGTCTAGCTCTGCGTCTGATAGATTTGATACGTTGCCGGAATGCTCAACGTGCTGGCGTTCGCCGTATTTCTTGGGTTTCATCTTAACGGCAGTCCACTTATAACCGTCAATTGCCACCCTTGCGGCGTTAGGATCGTACTCACCACTTAATGCCCCATCCGCAACATGTGCAATCTTATCTGCATAAGCGTCGCCAGATTCTTCTTTGGCCCGCGCATATTGGTCAAGAAACGCAGGATGAACGCGCATCCAAGTAAATAAAGTCTGCCTGCTAGGAAAGTCATCGTCCTTGCAAATACTATGCATAGACTCCCCTGCTGATAGCCTACCGCAAATAATGTCAGCTAGCTCCGGTGTGTAATCAGTTGGCCTCGCCATACTATTTCCCGTAACCCTTTGATTTCTTACTCTTCTTGGTCATAAACGCTCCAATTATCTCCGCTCTTTCTATGCCCATTCCAGTCTTTGACAAGCCAAAGCACCGTAGTTCGCTGCCCTGCCGCATTAATAACAACCCACAACGCTGGCAGAATAACCAAAAAGCCAGCAAAGGCTAGCGTATCACGTATTAATCTTTGCATGCTCCGTTGCCTCTCGCATCATAGCATAGATTGCGGCTTCAATCTTGCTTATCATCCACTTTGCCTGCCCTGGGTCGACAGAATGAATCAAGTCATCCTCGGCTATCTGCTCTGCCGTTATCGCTGGGTACTCTTCCCGCCAGACCAATGGGCTTACTTGTTTTGTGTTCATATCGCCGCCTAGACGTGCATAGATTATGGCTTTAATTATACACGTCGCTGGTGATGTGTATAGGTTATTGTGGTTAATCGTCATCATGGATGCACGGGCTTGGATTTACCTCGAACCTAACTGCCTTGATCGAGTCTTTACCCTCTATGATGGCCTTCATTATTCGATGCCTGCCATCCAGTACCTCGCCGTCTTCATCTAATATGATAGGGTAGTTAAGGTCTGCATCCAAAACTGCTCGCATGTGCATGACCATTTCTCTAAGCGAGAGATCATTGTAGCGATAGTATATGTTTAGATGATTTAGTGGTATATCAAAAACCTCTAAATCTCTTGATAGCGTGATCAATCTAGCAACAGACCAGCTATTTCTACCCAGTTGAGCCATTTGCCCATCATCAATTGTGACAAATTTCTCTATCTTCATACTCCCCCACCCCCATTAAAGTGAGTGTGGTGGCCCCGCGCTACTGGGGGCATGTCCGTGTATCGGTTTCCCTAGATACCCATTGCAGAACCGTAGCTTTCGGGTATCACGGCCCATCTAGGCTATCTGCCTTTGCCTGTACTATCGCTTTACTCACCACACTGCAAAACACCCGTAAGACGCTTTGCGCTGTAGTGTCCCCCTCTTTCGCCACCAGCGGGGGTACTGGCTTTCTGATGGTTCGGCTTGCAGAATATTACCATGCTAGGCGGTTGCTTTACCTATCTATACATAGGCTTGGCGGGAGTGGAGGAAACCAAACACATACCTAACCTAGCTGGGCATCCGTTCTGCCATCGGTTGTGCTGGTTACTTGCCTAGCTTTTCTTTGCGTAAATCCATCAATTCTTTTGCATAAATCGCCATAATGACATGGGATATAGCTAACTGCCACTCGCCTATAGCCATAAATACCACTGAAAACACTGCCCAAATCCACATGAATACCCGCTCAGTTTTCCATGAGCTTTCTATAAAATTCAGTTTTGCCTTAATCTTTGCAATCATATCCCTAACCCCTAAATTATCAATAAATTCTGTTTAGAACCACTCCCCACCCCGCAGATTCCCCCTGTTAGCGCGTAGACACTAGGCAAGGGCCGAGGTGGCTTGTGGTGTTACGCCGATAGTCTCAGCGCCTAAAGAACACCCGTACCGCTAAGAGTAGGGTAATGCGTGTGACCGCATTGGAATGGTGGCCGCCCGCTACCGTGTCACGGGATTACAAGCTCGGATATTGCCAACCACCATACCGATGCAGTCTTGGGGCCGTGGCCCATATTTAGCCTCATTCGGATTAAACCCGCAAGTTTGGCAATTCCACTCGCCTTGGTGCTCGATAATATCACCCATGCATACACCACCGCCGTCATCGATTTTAAAACATGGATAACTCTCTTGGAAATCTTCTGGTATATCTTCAAAGCTCATATTACCCCTTATTCCCCTTCCCGTTCTTCGTTTCGATGAACCTATAATCCCACAATCCCCCGACCTTGTCCTATACTTTGTTGTTATAACGAGGTGGTTGCTTATAACTGTTTTGGTTTGATGCGGGGGTTTAAACCTATTCGGTATCAGGCCAAATCTCATTTTGCAAGTCCATATAAAAGTCTTCAAGCACTGGCGTGTCCCGCGAACGGGATTAGCGTGATCTTTCGATGTCCGCCCATATACGGGCCACCTGAAATTCACGATTTAATACCGTTAGCCCAATGTGCAGGCGGCGAAGTTTGCCCATCTTTCGGAACCTCACCGAGACAGTAGGCACCAAGTAATAGTCATCTAGCTCTATAACTGCTAATCTCCACTTCACTACCATGTCACAACTCCACTCCCTCGCACTCGGCCCGCACCCACATCGCACAAGCATGGTGCATGTTCTTTGCGCCGATTTTCTGCCTTGCGTTGACTAGCTGATGCTCGCAAGTGCGTAAACAAACACCCCTATCACGCGCTATTGTCGTTAAGTACTTACCCTTACAAAGCTCAATCAGTATTTCCCGTTCCGCTGGGCTTAGCTTGGTCGTCGGTATTATCGTTGTCGTCCTTGGTGCTAGTGTTGTCATTGCGCTTACTCCCATATAACCGCTCCCACTCGCTGCGGTATGCGTCTGTCGTTACCCGTGTACGTATCGGGTCGCCTGTGATGTCGTTTCTGCTCATACCTTCTCCCATTGATCCCTAGCCGACCAATTGTACGGCCTTTTGTACGATTCAGACGCCTTGGCAATTGCCGCATGTGCAAGATCAATACAAGGTTTACATATTACACCAGCGCCTTTGCGCAGGGTGGCGTCTCGGATTTCGCCCATGTATTGTGTGCATAGTGGGCAGTGATACTTATTGCTCACCCTAAAGCCCTCTTCCAGAATTTATCTTCGTTATAGTGTGGATCTGCGCTATCTTGCTTTATCCAGCGGTATACTGCCCATTTATTCCAATGTTCGCAGCTTTCTGCCCCGTCCCATCTTGCATAAAAAAAGTGTGATCCGTCGCTATTAAGCATTAATGCGTACCCAGCTGGCAGGGTCACTATACCGAGTCGCTTGCTGTAATCAACGCAACCCCAAGACTTTAGCATCTCGACTTCCCTTGCTAGGGCGGCGGCGTCTAATTCGCCCTCTATAGTCACATCGTACTCCCCACCAGCTCGCTGGCTGCTTGTCTGTATCTCGCGGCGTGTGCCAAGTTAAGCTTTACCGCGTTAATATCGCCAATTACAGCGTAATCATGCGCTACGCTTACATGGTAATCCAGTTTTGTTAGCAGCTCTTGTAGCCTGCCTCGCTGTGTTGGTGTCATAACCTCAACTCCCCAGGCACCCAAGCCTTAGTAATCATCATCGCCCGCATAGACGCTAAATCGCCCTGTGGCGTACTTTCTCGGCTAAGGTATGTCAGCGTATAGCCTCCCCTTAGAACGGGGTCGCTGCGTGTATCTATGAGCGACTCAGCTATCATCCGATTAAACACTGAGCGACATGTGGTAATACTGAACCCAGTTAGCGCGGATGCCTCTTGTGCTGTTAGCTCTTGGTTCGCCACTAGTGCGGCGTATATTTTGTCGCGAGTTGTCATACAAAAGCCCCACTAACCCCATACAGACACACGCAAACCGTGATAATCATCAGCGTTGTTTTTTGTTGTGTGGTCATACCATCCCCCCAATCATCGCGCCGATCCCTACGGCCAGTACTATGCAGATTAATGCTGCTTTAAATTGTGGTGTCATGCTATCCGCTCCCTTAATCATTAACACACTCCCCGCAATCGGTGCAATAAACATACTGAGACTCACTTGACCCATTGCACGATCCGCAAATAGTCCCGTCGTGCATGCCCTCGCCGCTACCGTTACAAGCACCGCACAATCCGCGCTCCGTGTCTTCGTGCTGGCATTCTTGTTCGTGTTCAGTGTTCATATCTCACCCCTTGCCTCAGCTAGTGCTAATCGTCCGTATTCAACTTCCGGACAATCACCTACGAGAGCTTCTAGCGCCTCGGTTAGTTTTTCAGTTGCTGCGTACAGACGTGGAGCTGCCGCTATTAGGTGGGCGTCTGGTGCTCTGGTGTGGAAAATATCGCATATCCAGCCGCCTATCTTTGCAAAGATTATGTGTTGAGCATCATCCACTACCCACGGCCCCTCTGTAAACTTAGTCATCGCTATTACCCTCTCTCCATCGTTTATATGCGCGGAAATACATCACGCGGCAGCTCGACGCCACCAATCACCAATTCAACCACCATTTCAGATATTGAATCGACAACCTTCTTCGCTAAATCATCACCTTTAAAATAAAAGCATTGGATAGTCCTTTTAGCCGAACACTCTTTACCATTGATTTTCGCCCGCAGGCAGTAAATGTAGCAGTCTCCGTACCCATCTTTAAATACTATGACCTCGGCACTAAAACCATTGTTCAGGTGGATCGGCGTCCGCGATATAAACCTGTCGCCAGCCGCCTGCTCCATTTCTGCTAGCAACCTCACTGATTCGTCTGTCGGTGCTCGCTTCTCTATCACGGTCTTGTTTACGCTTACGTGCCTATCTGTACTCGGCATTACTATTGTCTTGTCAAACATCACTCATTCCCCTCTCTCCACTTTTTAGCACACTTTTCACACCACAATACTGCCGCTGACTCCACTTTTATGCGCCAAGCCTTTGCTAGTTTGCGTATGCAGCGCAGCTGGCGGTTGTTGGCTTCGGCGGTGGTCATGGTGTCATCCCTTCAAGAACATATATTCACGTTTTGCATAAGTTGGAATTTTGGCACCACTTACCACAGGCTCAATAATAAGAGATGAGTCCTCTATTTCTGGCCCTTCAAAAAATAACACTCTCGCGCCGCGTGAAAATCTAATGGAGTGTATCTGCTGGCTTGACATTTTGTACGTGTCTCCGGTTGAATATTCGCAGTCTCGCCGCATAAAGTACGACCTACCATCCTGTGTGACGGTATGCTGGCCAATCTCCCCTTTATATTGAAGACGAGAAACTTCAAAAAAATCACCATCACTTTCGCTGCATTCTTCCCACAAAGAATTTACAACTTTGCCTGCCAAAACCAAACACACAAAATCAAATCTATGGCTATGCGGCGTTATCGCGTCATTATGGTCACGCTTGTTTTCAAATAGCCGCACTTTCCCGCTATTGAGCATATAGCTATCAAGCCCAGCTATCACGTAGTTAGCTACTCTATCGCTTTTCATATCCTGTAATATGCTAATTATGTCCTTCATCACTCCCCCTCGCCCGTGGGCGGTTGTTGTTAGTTGTCAAACCAGAACACAAAGCGCACATCCTCAATTCCTTTGGGCCTATCTTCTGGGTACTTTGAAAATCCACCCCATGTATTTCCGAACAAGTAACCGAAAATATCCTCGAATCTAAAATAGTTATGCGGCGACTGTTTCTCAGTCTCCCTCATCCAGTGCGCAAGCTCCTCTATTTCACTAGCGTTAAGCCAACTATGGCTATGACCATCCGCTCCCCATAGATTGTAATCAAGTTCAGATATTGCGCTTAAGTCACTCGGCATACCTTTTGGCAAAGATATAGGGTTTTCGCTTCCGCGTACCCCTGCCATTTTAGAAAATAAACGGTAGCTACGCTTTATATCGTTTGATCCGTAGCACTCCCATTTACCATTGACCTTTACTTCTGAATGAAAATGTATGTCGCAACCCATGTTCCTACCTCCCTCGTTTGTATGATTCCAATATACGCCCGTCATGCGCTGTTGGGAAATATCGTTTTGGAATAAGAAAGTGGTTTTTATAACCGTATGGAATATGCAAACGACAGTCGAAAAAAAAGGCCGCAGGAGTGGGCGGCCAAGGGGTAGCGAGGGGAGTCGCTGGGGAATGCGTTAAGTATAGCGCTGTTCATCACATACAATCAATCAATTTCCGCAGGCGCCTAGCTTCTGCTGCGTGGGTACGCTTAATCTCCCGCACTTCTTCTTTGGTTAACGGTTCAAGCTCTCCGCTGTCTGCCTGTCGTTTTAGCTCGTTTATCTCCTCGATCCGCTCCATGCCATAGCGGGAAATAATTCCATGGTAGTGCGCTAAACTGTTACCGCCGCCAGTATAGCTATTACATGATCGACATTGGCCGTTTATCACTCGATGGTCAAATCTTAATCGGCTGGTGCGGTACTTGCTGCCAGCATGGATAAAATGCCCCGCGTCCTCGATTTGTCCGGTTGAGCATGATATACACGTATAGCCAGCTAAAATATCTCGGTAGCGAATAACCTTATTAACAACAAGCTGCGTTTCGCTGCATAGTGTTGTTAGTGGCTTTATCCGCTCCTTATCGGCCCTTTGCTTGACCCTAGCTTTCTTCTCGATAGCAGCGCGACCAACCTCTAAGGCGCAAAACGGATTACTACAGCACTTCTGCAAAGAATTAAAAGGCGTGTAAGTTCCGTCACAGCCAGCCGCGCCTATCTTGCACTTGCGGGAGCGGGGTTTCATTCGTCAGGCCCGTTAAGATTTGCCCAAAACTCAACCGTATGGTCAGGAACGGGCACCCATTCATCATTTTTATAGACTGACCACCCGTCAGACCAGTACAAGAACTCATAATCGTCAAGGTGAATTCCTAGGTACATCCGGCAAAGCGCAGGCTTCGCATGTTTGTTTTTATACCATTCAATACTCATCACTTCGCCCCTCTCATTTCGGCCACTCTCACGAAAACGCCAGTATTGAATTTACCCATCTATCAATATCCTCGCGTGAACTGTCCTTGAATATATGTTTTAGCACAGCGTTGATAATATCGCTATACACTCGCTGAAATTCTGTCTCTTCCATTGCGCCGAACGAAATAGATTTAGCTTCGGCCCTAACCTCACCTTTAAAATTAGTCACTAAGTCATAATGCCCCGCCATGATCGTTAAATCCTTTCGGAATCGGTCAAAGTTTGTCGCTACCGGCGCCCCCCTATATTCAGCCTCTGGCTTTTCCCATGCCTCAAACGCAACTTGGAATAGTGCAAACGCCTTGCGGTGAAATGCTATGTTTCTCGGTTTAGTCAGTACCGCCTTGTATGATTGCCCGTATTGCAGCGACTCGCACGCCACCTCGCTAGACGGATCAACGATAAATCCGCCCGTGGTCTTTGTAATAATTAGCTCAGTTGCCACAATTAGCCGCTCCATGATTTGGATGGAATCCGTATTTCTTTTGTGCCGCCATCCTTGCGACTATAGCTTCATCTTTATCGTCAAAACAACCTATATGAATTATCTTACCTTTGACTTTAATTCTAGCCAGCCAAGAACCCTTTCCGCTATTTTTGCTTTTATCCCACGACACGCCAGAGCAGCCGCTTTTGTTATTTGAGTGAAGCGAATGGTTCCATCCATTGCCTAATGGGGTTACAACTCGCAAATTGCTTATAACATTATTAGTCCTATTGTGATCTATGTGATCAATATCACCGCTAGGCCACTCACCATAATGCAAAAACCAAGCGGCCCTATGGCATCTATAATTTCGGCCATTAAAATACAGTGACTGATAACCTTTTTCGGTTAAAGATCCAGCCTCGTCCCCCGCTTTTACTCGACCTCGATCCTTGCGCCAAAATATCTTCCCGCTTTCTGGATCGTAGCGCAACGCATCATTAAAAACTTCAAATTCACTCTTCATCCTAAACCTCTTAATAATCAAAGTCTGTTTTTTTACTAGCCATTGGCGGTGGTGGCTCATATCCGTAAGCCAGATTTTCAAACTTAGAACAATCAAGCCGCGTTACCAGTCTATCGGTGCCAATCTCGCCGCCTCTGTGCTTGGTGGTGATAATCTCAGCAATACCCTTTTCATTGCTGTTTTCGTTGTATACCTCATCGCGATAGATAAACATGATAATGTCTGCATCCTGCTCAATCTCGCCAGAGTCGCGAAGGTCAGCGTTTACAGGCCGCTTGTTTGGCCGCTTTTCAACTTCTCGGCTTAACTGTGACAATGCCATTACCGGACAATCTAACTCTTTGGCAAGCCCCTTTAAGCCCCTTGATATACTGCCCACCTGCTCTGTTCTGCTGTTGCCATCCCCGCGAATTAATTGCAGGTAATCAACAACGATCAGCCCTAGCTTTTCCTTTCGGTTGATACGCCTAGCCGCTGCCGCTATCTGATTGATATGCATACCAGCGCGGTCTAGTACGTGAATCTTGCGGTCTTTCATTTTAGCTACGGCACCAGACAGCCTTGGCCAGTCCTCGCCCTCTAGCGTTCCTTTCTTGATCCGGTCAAACTTAATCCCCGATACGCTCGATACCATTTTGTCATATAGCTGATTGCGTGACATTTCCAAGCTGAATATCAATACCGGCTTACCCTCTGTAATCGCGGCAGTTTCCGCCATATTGAGCGCCAGAGTGGTGTTATGCGTAACTAAATAACCATCCGTCAAGTATAAATGGCTAGGGTGGCTAACCATAATGCACTGTGCTGGCTCGTTGCCGACAAACTCAATGGATGTAATTGTTGGGTTTGCGCTGCTTTTCCTCGAGCTCATGTTGTCAAGTAACCTTGGCGATTGAATAAAATCACCAATCCCGTCCAGCGCCACAGACACGATATAAGCTGGCCGCCCTGTTTTCATATCTCCCTTGTAAAAATACTTAGGCTCACTTTTAACCCGCTTGCGCGCCGACCCGCCAAGCGACTGAACCAACCGGATTACCCCATCACTTAGATCCTCTGAGCTCGAGGAAAACTGTACAGAGTTATTCTGTACCCATCCATCGCTTTCTAGCAACCCAGCTAGCACAGCCTGCCTAGTTACTTTGTCGCGTGAAAACACTACTTCAGGAATGAACTTCTCGTGAGCCAGTTTTCCCATAACACCCAAAGCCTTGAGCTTTTCACGTATTGGGTTTGGGGTTCCTCCTAGCGCATGGAATATGTTGTGCTCGTTTCCGTTTGCGCTGCTATGAACTTTAAGCCCAGATTCGAGCTCCACACGATCAATAATGTACTGTTCTGGGTTTGAAAACCTAACGCCAGCATTGGTAAGGCATCCATCGCCAAGCAAAAAACCCAGCAGCCACCCGCTCATATCAAGCGTGCCGAATCCAACTTTTCCGTTATGCCCTGCCAGTCTTATCCGGTTAGCAAACCTAACCTTGGTGAGCTTTTCCTTTAATTCTAAAGTTGTCATTACTCGAGGTTCTTTCCATCGACTGCTTTCGACATTCCATAAATGGCTTTCATCAGCCTTTACTATCCTGCCGTCTGACATGGTGAGCCGATAGATTGGCCGATCGCCTTGAGGATATACACCCGTAACTATAGACAATCCACCATCGATAGACGCCACGGCCTGTCCATATCTGATTTTCCCCATCAAAACCTTGCTACCGTCAGCCATTACTATCTCAGAATCCAATGGCTGAGCCTTACCCATTGCAGGGCGCGCCGCTAGTATAATCAAGTCAGGCCCATGTAGTCCGTGGAACCGTTCGTCTAGCGCCTTAAAGCCAGTCGGCAGCCCAAACGATGTGCCGTTGGTGAACCTGTCATCTAGCGCCGCGACCCAGTTTTTTAATACCTCGTTATTGGTTAGCTCGGCCTCTTCGCTGCTCTCGCCTATCGTCATCACTGATTGCTGGGCGCTGGCGATCTTTTCGTCTATGGTCATGTCCTTGTCATAGCCAAAGCCCATTATTGCCGTGCCTGCGGCTATAACAGCCCTCTCCTGCGCTTTAAGCTTGACAGCCTTGGCGTACCCCTTGGTATTGGTTGCGCTAGGGGTATTCATGGCAATCTCTGCGACGTATGCAATACCACCAATCTCGTCAAGATCTGGAATAGACTCGCAAACTGTAACAAGGTCAACACCGTCGCCAGCTGAATAAACCTTGTGGATAGCTTCGTAAATAATCCGGTGTTTAGGTGCAAAAAAGTCGCTAGTCTGTATTAGCTCACTTACTTCATCGATCAACCGAGAGTCGATCATTAGGCCACCTAGTACAGCCTGCTCTGCCTGCTGCGAGTGTGGCGGTAAATTAAGTCCGCTCATGCTCTGCATGTCTTCGTACATATCCAAGTTATAGCCTCCCACTGTTTTTGTGTTTTATCTCGGCTTGTTTGCCATTGGTTGATAGTAAGTAAGATTCCCCGTCAAGCCACCAAAGCTTATACCAAGATCCGCGAACGCACTTCCTGAACGCGCTTCGCCAGTCTTTGTATTTTTTACCGCTTTCCCGATTTCGCTCAATGAACTCCAGCCAGTTGAGCCGGATAAACTCTTGCGGTATCCCTGCTTCCTTGGCATAGGTCAGTATTGGGTCATCAGGGCTAATCGTAGGCTCGCCCGATTCTTTGCACTTAGAAATAAAATCGTCAATAGTAACCAGCGCTTTAGCGGCTGGCTTTTTGGGTTTATTCTCTATTCTATTCTTATCTAATCTATTCTTATCTAGCTGGACATTGTCGGAGTTTGTCGGACTTTCTCGGTTATCAATTAAATCAACAGCTTGCGATAGGCCAGACCGAACAAGCTTGGCGGTGTAGTCGTCTGCTCTCTTTGCTAGCTTCAAGCAAGTTATACGGCCATTGGACGCCTCAAATAGACCAATATTAACCATGTGCTTCATAATGTCTTCGCACCGCTGAACACCCATCCCAAGGTTTCGGGCAATAATTCTGGCGTCATGCTCAAGCTCGAAAGACAGATTGTCAGGATCTACGTTTGCCGCTATTAGCTCAAGGCAATACCAGTACAGGCCGTAACCTTCCGCGCCGTATTCTAGTATTACCGATTGCAGTTTAGCGTCCATGTTTGCGCTGGAGTCGTGCTTATACCATTTGATATCACACCTCCTTGTTAAGCTTGTCTTGGATTAAGTTGCGGATAATTACTGAGAATGAATTGCCAGTCCTTGTTTGCTCTTTTTCCAGCCACTCTCGCTGATTCTTTGTTATCTTAATTGGTGCTAGTAATTTCGGTTCCATTATTACGCCCTTTCACGGTTGATTTGGGCTAAATATAACATTCTAAAAATATCAATGCAATACATAAAAGATATTGACATGCTGCCCCCGCCTATAATAATATTGTGGGGTGTGAGGGTAATGATACATAGGAGAAAGAGTATGGCAGCAATGATTAATGTCGCTGACCTTGATAGCGGTAACGGTAAAACATACCGAGAAGTTAATAATGCAACCAAGCATGGACTCAAGGTAGGTCAGTTAGTCCAGCTTTATTGTGGTGCACGACTCCATGTATTGAAGCACTCAAGGGATTGTGACGGAACACCTCTTTATGTGATTGGGCTGAAAGAAAGCAATATCATTGAGGGAGGCTACCCAGAAGAAAGCCTGACGGCTGTATAACACCAACTTAACGGGTTGTTTATTTGATAGATAGGGGAAGGGTATGAATGAAAAACTAATACGAGATTACTGGTTTCAGTCTGATAGCTGGATGTTCCCAGATTTTGAGGTTGAAATAGTAGATGTTATTGGCGGTGTTGTGATCTTTAACGAGCGCGAACCGTTTAGTTTTGGCAGTTTTGAAAAACGTCAAATAGATTTACTTGATGTAATGGCTTGGTTGTACGCAAAGATTAATGATAAATCATAGTCGGCATGGCCGCTATAGGGGGTTAGGATGGTAGTAACATTTGTTGAAACATACGACAAGCTGTCAGATATGAATGCAGGCGAAACAGCAACATCAAAAGACAGAGAAAGCTTTTTTGTGTGCGGGTATTATTATGACGAGGCCCAAAAGCAAAATGTTAAAGTGATATTGGACTTAAATAATCTTTATGATCAATATACCGAACGCCGCAATATGAGCCAGCCGGTAAAAATATTAAAGGCTGGGGATAAGTTTATTTGCCAGCGCTAAAAGGTGGCCCAGTATGAATGAAGAAGATATTTCGCCTACCGCCTGCATAGTCTGCAACGGTGAAAGCGAAAAGGGTAAGGGGTGCCGTAATTGCGGCGATATTTTAGAGGGGAGTGATTATGAGTAATGACAATATGTCGATTTGGTCGCAGGCCAAAAAGACCGATCTAAGCGCGACAAAGGACAATAACCAAGGTGGGCGCAAGTCAACCTCAATAAATGGCTACTGGATGATTCAGAAGGCCACAGAGCTATGGGGGCCGGTTGGCAGTGCTTGGGGTTACGATATTATTGAGGAGCGATTCGACGAAGGCGCGCCGGTATTCGACAAGGACACAAAGCAAGAGCTATGCAAGACAGTAGGCCACACGATCAAGCTTAGCGTGTTCTACCCTGGATCTACCAAGCCGGTTATTCAGTACGGCCACACTCCGTACATCTACCAATCAAAGTACGGCCCAATTACTGACAGTGAGGCACCAAAGAAGTCGCTAATGGATGCATTAAAGAAATCCCTGTCAATGCTAGGCTTTAGCGCTGATGTGTTTATGGGCGAGTTTGAAGATGCTGAGTATATCCGCGAGCTGCAAGATGAATCAGCACTCAAGAAGGCCGACAATAAAGAGGCTGAGAAAGAGCGCCAGCGACTTGAATACACCAAGTGGCGTGATGATACCCTTGCAACCATGCAAGCATCAGTCAGCCTTGCGGATCTTGAGGGTACGTTTAAACTGGCATACCGTAAAATGGCGCGCCGTGGCGATGATGATGGAATTAAAACCTTTACCCTTGCCAAAGATAAGATTAAAAAAGCACTGGAGGAAAAAGCATGACAGCGTTACGGGTAATATCAGAGCAATACAGAGGCTTGCTAGACTTAGCCAAAACCGACGACCTGCCAATTGAGGCGATTAAAGATACCTTGGACGGTATCGAGGGGGAGTTTAACGATAAAGCATTAAAGATTGTCGATGTAATATCCAGCGTTGAGGGTGATATCGCTCAGATTGACGCAGAGATTGACCGGCTAACAGCGCGCAAAAAGACTATCGTGAACCGAAACCAGTCAATACGCGACTACCTGCAAAATAATATGGAGGCTTGCGGGATTACCAAGATTGAATGCCCACTGTTCACTATTACGTTAGCAGCGGGCCGCGATATTGTCGTTATTGATAACGAGGACGAATTGCCAGACGAATACATAGCCGTTAAAACATCGACGGCACCCGACAAGAAAGAGTTATTGAAAGCACTAAAAATCGGCGCTGTAGCAGGCGCTCATATTGAAAAAAGTAAGTCATCATTGAGGATTAAGTAATGGCTAAAGTAGGCGTAAGTTTAAAGATTGACGTTTCCAAGATTGAAAAAGCTCGATTGTTCAAAGGCGAAAAAGGAACGTACCTTGACGCGACAGTGTTTATCGACCTATCAGAACTTGACCAGTACGGCAACAGCGGCATGATCACCCAGGACGTTAGCAAAGATGAAAAGGATCAAGGCGTTAAGGGGCCGATACTGGGCAACTGCAAGGTGTTTTGGAGTGAAGGCGGGCAGTCGCAGCCAGCGCAGCAAAGGCAGGCATCGCCACCGCCGCAAGATTACGATACGGATGATTCGATCCCATTCTAGCAAGGCATTAAAACCGCCTTTAATATAACCACAAAGTCTTTCCCCCGTCGTGCGGCGGGGTGATAGAGTTGTGGTGTGTGAGGGGTTAAGCATTAGCTTATTTGCGAGTGAAGCGAATCAATTGAAGCGCCTTGTTATGGCGCGTGGAGAGAAGAATGGATAACAAAACGTGGCGCGAAGACCAGAAGCACCTGCCGGACATTATGCGAGACTTTCATGACTGCAAAGACCTATTCAAGACGATAGATCAATACATAGTTTGCGAGGACGGCCACCCCGCAGAAAAAGTAAGCTGGGTTCAGGGCCACTGCTACACAGTAGATGTTTTTCTATGGTTTATGGCACAGCACGGGTACACGCTACAGAAATCGCGAGCAAAGGTTGAATTTGACGACTTGGGCGAAAGGTTGCGACTAGCTCGCAAAGAGCGTAGCAACGCATTCGCGAAGCTGTTAGCGCCATAACCCCAAGCTCACTGCGCGAACGAAGCGCCAGCGTAGTGAGTCCAGCGCAGATTTTTGTTATGCGCTGGACTTTAAATAGGCGCTCAACTTTGTAAGAGGTAAAACCTTATGAGTATTGATGTGAAAGAACAGATCGACATTTTGAAAAAGAAAGCCAGTGAATCAGAAAAGTCCGAAGATGCTCTTCGCTTTTCGCAAGCTGCTGTGAATCTGGCTAATGCTAGAGCCGCAATGGTGAACACTGACAAACAGGAAAAGTAGTAACCAAGCCGCCCCAGAAATGGGGCGCATAACACCCAGTTAGCGAGCCGCTATGTCTCGCTCAACGATGGGTTATAACCACGCCGATTGATATAGCTAAACGGTATTTAGTGGGTGTGGCGGTTGGTGATAGAGTGGGTTTACTGATTAATGAGGGGAAGGGTATGAGTAGGCCAGAGTGGATTGGCAAAGCAGTTGAGCAATATATGATGCACGGCGTAACAAGAGAAAGAGCCACGCTATGGGCTGAGTCTATTTTAAACAATGTTCCTGAATCTATAAATAACTGCCCATACATCACGGCAGAAATTGATTACCGATCATAACACGGCGACAGCCGCATAGGGGGAGTGATGGAAACAGTAATAACGGTAACGCCTACACCAAAACAAATGGCAGAGTTAATATGGAATATGTACTCAGACGATCAAGCCGAAATGTTTAAGCACCTTTACGATTTAGCTGGCAGCGAGCACTATTTAATGATGCAGTTCATGTGCACTCGTGACAAGTGCGTAGAGCGCAACGACGAATCGCTAGGCGCTTTTCAGGCTATGTTTAGCTCTGCTTTTAAATACATGAGTTAAGGAGCAACTAAAATGCTAACAACAACACAAAACAACCTAACGTACATCGAAGGCCATGTACTAGGTACGCCAGTGCTGATACAAGGCATGGACAGACAGCAAGCCAGGGCCGCGCTAGATAGCGAGACTCTGCGGATCTACGCCGAGCGGGGGTACAAGGTGCCGAAGGGGTGGGAGTTGGATAACGAGGCGGTGGTGATTGTATGAAAGCAGTTGACAAGCTATTCAAGTACGGCGGCGGTGCGGCATATACCGAGACGGAGCTAGATGATATGTGCGGGGAAATCGAATCCCTCCGCGCTCAGCTAGAGGCGCAGAGTGGGGAGGCCGAGGAGGCTGCTTACTTATGCTCGAACTGTGGCCCAATCGCTCATACAGAAGTTGACGCACTAGACCAGACGCTAGGCTGCACTCGCTGTAATGGGGTAATGTGGGGCGATGATGGGATTACAATTGAACCCCTATACACATCCCCGCCAGCCGCGAAGGTGCCGGATAAGATAACGCCAGAGGAGGCTGTAAGATGCAATGGTTACAACGGCGAAGACTTGACCGAAGAAGAAGCTAACGGTTTCGCTGACGGTTGGAACACTTGCCGCAAAGCCATGCTCTCAGCTCAGGAGGGGGAGAAGTGAGCGCGGCAGGGATTACCAAGTTAACGCCAGCACATATAGCCAAAGCCATTGAGCTGCGCACTGAGGGCTATTCTTGGGTTAAAGTTGAGATGATGTTAGGGTTGGCACACTCGACAACATGGCGGGACAATGTGCGCAAGGCTGAATTATTAGGGTTTAAAGCATGGAGGGGTATGTAAGATGAAAACAGCAATAACACTAGCACTTGTAATAGCCTTGTTCGGCGGCTTCACCATTGGTAAACAAGTCGGCGAGCGCATAGGCGCTAAGTACTGCAATATTTTAGGGGAGGATTGATGATGAAACACTATTGTAATAACGGAAAAGATGAAATAAAGGTAGGCGGGGTTTATGTATTCCGCAATTGCTACGAAACAAGAGTTATAGCTTGCGAGGAAATAGATGGCGATCACGTATTTTGTGGCTCTACATGTTACACCATTGACCTCATAGCGCACGAACTCCCCCGCGACTCCGACGGCTACTATCTGTGGGAAGGTGGCGAGTGTCCGGTGCCGGAGGATTGGGCTGTTGAGGGCGAGTATCGCACTGGAGAGTATGCAACCGATCCGGCGATACTGTTTAAATGGAATGAGTTGAAGCGCTTCCGCGTAGTCAGCACAGGCGAAGAGGTTAAGCCAACCAGCAAACTAGGCTGGGAAACCGTCCCAGAGGTGCCGTATACGGGGGAGGGTTTGGAGTTTAACGAAGAGGCAAGCATGGCTGAAAAGTGGAGAAATATTGAGCATAAGCTAGAGCAAGACCCAAACGGCAAAGACCCGCACGAGTCAGGCGCCAAGCTTGACGCTGGAAAGAATCGGCTAGGGCTTGTTATCGGAAGCTTTGCACGGGCATTGTCAAAGGTTGGCGAGGTCGGTACATACGGCGCGAACAAGTACACCGATAATGGCTGGTTAGATGTACCAAACGGTGAGGCTCGCTACACAGATGCGTTATACCGGCATTTATTCAGCGAGGCTAAGGGCGAGGTTAACGACAAAGATACCGACTTGCCACACGCGGCACACGCGGCTTGGAATGCTTTGGCGCGGCTTGAGTTGGCTTTAATCGAAGAAGAGCGGAAGGGGGTGAAGTGATGAATGCTGAGAAATGGACGCAAATAGGCGACAGAGAGATTTCTAGTAGCGACTTTACGCATGACGTTCTATTGCGTGTCGATGGGGATTTTGAGACTAAAGACTAAGAGCAGGCGTATATTGCTGCGCTTATTGATAAGCTAAACTCAGCGTGCGACAAATGCTAACCTACGCCCTAGCCGCCTCAGTCATCGCGGTAGGCTTGATTGCTTACCGATGGGGGCGGGGGTGCTGGGTTAAGAGCCCGCCTATCTAGGTATAATCGCTTATGGAATCGAATGGATTTTAAACTAAATCTTCACATCCGGCTCCATGTGCGGCTGAGGAATACTGTAAACGTGTGAGCTATACAGTCCTCCCGTTTTCCTAAATGTCAGCATTTCCATTTCACCATCGCCAGCGTACCCATGCGAGGCGTGCCAGCTATCAGGAGGAGGAAGGGCGCCGAACACTTTAACCTTGACGCCTGGTAGCGTTTTAACATTCTCCTTATGGAAATGGCCAAGGCACCACATCCGGTAAGTGGTTCGCCCCCAAGCTTGGCACATATCACGCGCCATAGATCCAGCTAATGATTCAGGCTTTTGTTTGTCGCCATGATGGATGCCTAACAGGTTATTACCGTATTCGATGTAGTGGTAAAACCCATCCGTTTTAAGTACGTTAACTCGCTTGTCTCTGCTGTAATAGAAATCAAGCATGATCTGAATTGCTGGGGCCGCGTCGGTGTTGTGGTTCCCTTTAGCAACTACCACTACCACTTTCTTAAACTTAGTCAGCATACGGTCAATCATATATCGCATGACCATACCAGCCTTAAACAGCACCATGCTGTAACGGGAATCAACGTCCAGCGACGTTCCCGCATAGGTTGTGTTGGCTTGCCCGTTCGCGTGCATAAAGTCACCAACATCAACTAATACGCCGGTTTCAGTAATCTCTGCCTTGTCTACTAGGTAATCAATGGCATCGCGTAATTGCTTGGTGGCTATATCGGTGTCAAAGTCGGCGTGCTTTGTTTCCTTGCCGTATGCCCTCATTCCAACATGTGCATCACCGACAAAAATAGCTGTCATTAAATCGGGAGTGTGTTTCTTGAATTTAGGTATTGCGGAAGGCTTGCAAGGCTTCATTGTTTCGGTCAGACCATCTGCGAAATCCATTAGGGCTTGTTTTTTATCTTCGTCTATTTGCCTTTCCCATGTTCGCTGTATCTCGCCATCAGATCCACGCTGAATAGTAACCTTCCCCATCTTGCGCCCAGCAGCTACGCCATGTTCCCAGTGGCCAGGTGCATAACCTTGATCCGCCGCATTAGTCTTAACAATTTTAAGGCTACGCTCAACAGTACGCTGATTAAGCCCTAGCGCCTTACAAGCTTTTGGGATAGATCCATACTTAATGATTGCCTCAAGGTTGCGGTGTTGCGCATCAGTCTTACAATAATCAAGCAGCTTTGCATAATCCATAATGTCAACTCTCAACGATAACGGCCTAAGTATAACAACTTATTCCCAGATTGCATAAGGCGCGGGTTTTAATAGCTAAACGGTATAAGGTGGCGCTTGTGTTTTTGTGCGGGGGTGGTAGATTGGAATCACCAACGCAGCTAATGCCAAACCACTACCGAGGACAAGACAATGCAAGCGCAGGGGGAAAGCCCCTAGGGATAAATGAGACGAGCGCATATCTGCGAAGGCGAAAGCTGGAGATCCCGCAAGTACGAACATCCCGACTCAGCCCCTTAATTGGGGCTTTGTTGGTAAAACCGCAACCATAACAGGAATAAATAACATGAAAATCCAAAACCTAATCGACGCACTACACATGGCCCAAGGCGGCGAGCTAGCAGCGAACCTTGAAAACACGCAATCCACTATCGGTATCGGCAATGCGATTCAGGCGATACTTTACGCGTGTGATCGTAACCAGCTGCCGAACCAAGGGCAAACCGTTTACGACGATATGCTGATGAGCAATGAGTACGAAGAGGTAGCCGAAACAGCCATCATCCAGAACGCCTCAGCGATTCGTGACGCGTACCAGACCGGCAGCATTACCCAGCTAGCGAAGATGGTGTGCGGGGTGATTGAAGAGGATCTGGAGTTGCATGTTGAAGAGTTTGAGGGGCGGGAGTGATGGATATTCTCGCTTGGGGGATATTGGTTGTTTTTTACGTGTTCGGGGTAGTGCCTATTATTGGCAGCATGTTCACATCTGACCTCGGATCTTACTATATGGATGATATGAAGCTAGGTATCGTAGTGCACACAGTATTAGGCGGCACTGTTATAGTTCTGGCATCTGTTATCTGGGCGCTATATCAGGTGACATCGTGACCCCCTGCCCCCACTGCAAAACCCCGCCGCGCATCGTCTGCAAAGGCGTACACTTTGAGGCCGTGTGTGGGTGCAAGGTAATGGTGGGTATGTGTCGGGATACGTTGATTATTGAATGGGATAGGTGGGCAAATGGAATCACCAAAAGCTAGGCAATGCGCAAGGTGTGGCCAGCACAACATTTGGCCGGACTTGCAGTGCGTGTGCGATGTGTGCGGCGAAGTAACCTGTATCGGATGTAAGTGGAAGCATGAAGACTGTAGAGACGACGAAGCATTGCCCGAAGTGCACGAATCCCAATCTGGGACTAATCCGCAGCCAGAATATTAAGGTTTGCTCTGACTGCAATTTGATAATTAACTGGTACTTGGACGAAGGCCAGAAGGAGTTGAAATGAGTGAAGCAATAAAGGGTTGGCTATGCTCTAAATGTGGCCCACTGCATTACGATGAAGTTGACGCGGTAGACCAAACAATAGGCTGCACGAGATGCGGCGGCGTGATGTGGAGTGATGACGATATAACTATTTCACCCCTCTACACAACCGACCACGCCGAGGAGCTGGCGAAGGCTTTGGAGTATGTGGTTGCATCATCATGCCTGAATAACGAGGTAGCCGATGGCGCTATTAAAGCCATAACCAACTACCGCGAGGCGACGAAATGAGCCAGTGCCAATTTATAGAGTCCCGCCTAAGCGAGGATTGCGGATGCCCAGAGCAGGACTGGGTAATTAACGGCATATACACTACCATCCACCTAGAAGAAGACGGGGGCGGCCACATACTTTTAACTGATGATGGTGGCGACGGGCCGGAGAAGCTAACACCTTGCGACGGAATAGGCGACCTACTTGAAAAGGCGAAGGACTGGATTGCAACACTTACTATTGAGGGCGAATAAAATGAACCACTACCCCAGAATAAAAGGCTATCAAGACGTACCCGCAAACCGCCCGCAGAAAGAGTCCGAGAGGGCGTCTATTTCAGCGCAGGTTGAAGAGTATCTCCGTAGCGGTGGCGTCATATCAAGCGTCGAGCATGGCGCTACAGGGGATGGGTTTAAGGCTAAGCGGTTAAGGTCTGAGGTAGATGATGCAACTAAGAAGATCGTATTTAACAACGGGGAGCGTAATGCAGACCTTACAACAAAGAACCCACGAACAAAAATGACGGGTCATAAAACTTTCTACAGAGAATAAGCAAGGAGCTAAAGAAATGGAAAACCATAGCGAATGGATTGATGTCGATTTACTGCGCCCAGATAACGACACTAATGTGATTGGCTGTTGTGATGATGATGTTTTTGAATGCCACCATTATGACGATGGCGCCTTTTGTGACTGTGTTGGCGAGCCAATAACCGTAACCCACTGGATGCCGCTACCGGAACCGCCATGCACTACACCAAACTCCTAGCCCTAGAAACAGCCTTTTTCATAGGGCTGTACTATGGGCGGGAGCTTTATCACTGGTGGATATGGGCTTTTTAGTCTACGCAATGTTACCGATTACGTGTTGTTGTGTTGACTATTTGGCCTTAGCTTTAAGGAAAAACGACACCAAGGCGATACCAGCCAACACAGCCTGCACTACCACGTATTCCAAGCTATCAGGCGCAAGTCCCGCAGCATCAGGCCCAACCATAGCGCCAACCGCAGTAACAGCAGCCACGGCTGTGCTAGGTGCCTTTAAGTTCTCCTTTTTTAATGCGTCTTTTGCCTGCACCATCGCGGGCAATACTGCTAAAAGTTTCAATAGTAATGGAGCCATAATGTTAACCTCTCGAAAGATACACCCGATTTTTTAACCACCCGAACAAAAAATCTTCTTGCTTGTGGTCGTGTTCTGCTATTGCGATATACTTCTCACCCTGCAAACAATTCAGGGCCGTTAATAAAACCTCTTCGCCGCCTTCCTTTCCGCGCTTGTCAAGATAGGCTTTGAGCGTCTTAACCGTGTTGCGGCCTATTGCGCCATCCACTGCAATGTCTGCATAGTCTTTGCCCTGCCGGTTGAACGCATTTAAGCACCGCTGTAAAAACATTGACGCCCTGGCTGGCCCCATATTAACGCCAGTGTCAGTAAGCTCCTCAGCAATGCGCGGCGATATTTCAGCAATCATTGAGAAATGCGGCTTAAAATAGTATTTGTTGGCAATGACTTCAAAAGCGAACTCACGCGGTAACGCTTTCATCGCGCCGTTGTAGCCATTAGCCCTTGCCACCGCCTCAGTGATACCCCATCGAGTCGGGCCGCCTTTGTCGTTTTCGTGGTAGACGTACTCGCCTTCCACGTCGATTATGTGATTTATCAGCCGTTCAATCGTTGGGGTTATCATTTCTTCCACCCTGATCGTGACTGGGAAAC